GACGGCCTGTGGTTCGCGGACACCTGGGAGGAAGCCGACACCATCCGCCGTTCCTACGTCGCAGCGCCCGGCCATGACCGAGCGGCCATCGTCTACCGGAACCGTGACTCACGACCGAAGGAGCAGGCATGAAGTTCTTCCCGTGTTGGGCTTGCAGGGGAACTGGCAGTATCCCCGGTCCCTATCACCCGTCCCCGTGCCAGAACTGCGACGGCAAAGGGGAGGTCGCCACGCTCGATAAGTACGACCGAGCACGGCGTCGCCTGAATGACGCATTTCGCCTTGACCGAGGACGCGAATCGACGCCTACCATGCCAAGGAACGGGAGAAGCGAATGGTGTTGATCGGCACTTCAGGAAGGGACGGCGATGGATAGGGACAACGAGACACGCCTGCTGTCGTTCTTGGAGAACTACGGGCGGCATTTCGAGTGGTGCGAGACGCGAGGACCGGACGTGCCGCCGCCGGGTGTTCGCGTTCCCTGCACCTGTGGGTTCGCGGGCATCCTCGACGCGGAGAGCCGTCGTCTGTTCCCACGCATGTACGGCTTGCCCTACCCCGATCCGGTGGACGTACCCGCCGCTCGTGACCGGAACGATTCATCTCAGCCGCCAGAGGGACGTGAAACGTGAAGGACTACGGCGGGCTGCCTCACCAGCATCAATGGGAGATGTCAGGCCTGGTCATCGACACCTACCCGCCGCAATCGACGTGGTACTGCGTCTGTGGCGCGGCCTCTCACGACGGGGGGACGACGCTCTGCGATATCAAGCACTTCGGACAACCGACAGGGGAGCCGGATGCCGACGAAGGTACGTGAGCTGACCCCGATCACGCAGGCGAAGAAGGACGACCGAGCGTGCCCGATCTGCCACCCTCGGAAGGACCGACTCCGCGAGGATCAGGTCTGGGGAGTGTGTCCCACGAACCGGAAACATGAGCACGCGGTGCCGAGTACCAGCTCGACCCATGGGGAGAGTTGATGGGCGACTGGATCGAGATCGACCTGCCCGACATGAGCGACGTGCCGCTGCACCCCGAGCCCTGGGGCATGGAGTACGGGGCGTGGGGACCACGGGCCATTGTGGTGTGGTCACCGCGAGCTCGGATCTACCATCTTCCCGGCGAGCTCGGAGAGTACGGCCTGAGTCTTGGGGCTCGTCGCGCTTGCAACCAGTACAGCGGCACGGGGGCAACCTTCATCCTCCGGTTCACTCAGGGTTGGGGGCTGGTGCCGTGCCAACGCTGTTTCACGCGAACAGGGCGTCCTCGCCGAAAGTATCGCCCGGCTACCGGCTGGTGGCTCTCCCCGTCGCGGATCACACACTCGCGTCAGGACGAAACGTGAGCAGGTCCCCAGCGCGGACAAAGGCCCATCGCCTGCCGTTGCGGCTTACGCGTGAGGAGGATTCGGGCGTTGGTCCCGTAGGCCTGCTCCGCACTCGGGCAAGGAGGAAACGTGAACCTCCTCTCCGACGAAGAACTCCGCGAGCGGATCAGGACCGATCCCGAAGCCCGCCGAGCCATCGCGAAAGCCAAGCGCCGGGCAATGGTAGGCCAGGGAATCACCGCCGAGGAGCTACCGGAGTTCCTTGCAGCGTTCTGGAAGAGGTTGGAGGAAGGGTGAGCACGGACCTCGACGACATCCTCGGAGACGAGCGGCCGGTGTTCAGCCCGAAGTGTCCACAGTGCGGTCGTTTCTTCGGCGGCACTGTCATGGTGACCTACAACGGGTTCGGTGACGTCGTGAAGTCGGAGGCGACCTGCGGTCGATGCGGGGACATCACGCCCGAGCTGGTGTGCTGGTCGGGTGACCTTCGTGAGGATTGGTGACGCGATGAGAGGATCAGGCAAGCCATGAGGAAGATCCTACGACGGGGTGAGTTCATCCAGACTCCGGTTCCGGGCGAGTGCCGCCGCAAGGTCGAGGTTAAAGTCCTCGGCCCGAGTGACAGCATCCGAACGCGAGACTGGGACCCCGACGCTAGCCACATCGTTGTCCAGTTCCTGATCCTTGAAGAACCCGAGTCGGACGACGGCCACTTCGATGACGAGCTGGGCTCGATTCAGGTAAGGCTCTCTGACCTTGCGGTGCTGCTTGCGGACGCGAGTGGAGATTCAGACCGTGCTTGATGGACGTGAGTACGAAGAGTTGCGACGACAGGCCGAGGATCAGGTCGCTGCCGAGAAGGACGGCGGCTACGCGGCCGGTGACGCTCCGTACTACGATGCTGACGCCATTCTTGCCCTCTTGGCCGAACGTGAGCAGTGGAGGAGCTCGGCCACTGAGTGGGCCAAGGTCGCAGCCCGCCACGGACACACCGAGGGTGGTATCCGATGTGCGTGTGAGGACGAGGTATGAGACTTGTGCTCTACAAGCAGGCAACCCCCCCCGCTGGGGCTTCATCTTGAACCGCCTCGGCGGTCGGAACCATCGGGCGCTCATCGGCTTTGCGCTCGGCCTCGGTCGCTGGTGCCTGTCCTTCGTCTGGCGCAAAGCGCCTCGAACGAGGAGCCACCCGTGATCACGGTCAACTCGACGTTCATGGACCAGGGCTACTGGGCTGAGTGCTCCGAGTGCGACTGGATCGGGACAGCGCGGACGACTAATGACGAAGCCGTGGCTGACGGGAACATGCACGACTGCCCGACCGAGCTTGGGAACGTGCGGAAGTGAGCGGCTATGTGACGGGCGAGATGACCGGCCTAGACGACTACTGGGACGATCCACGGTGCGACGCTTGCGGCAGGGCGGGGAGCGACGTAGCCCGGTGCCTTGGACTTCATCGCCATGTGCGGCAACTGCGACCTGAATCTCTGCCGTAGCTGCTTCGGGAACCCGCTCACGGACGATCTGACGGCGGACTGGTGCGAGGGGTGCGCTGGCCGTGGGTGAGGAGTACCGAGTGGTCTGGCAGCGCGAGCCCGACGAGGACACGGACCCTGATGCGCCGTGGCCCCGCCCAGCACGGCGACCTCAGACCCGCGTGTATCAAACGCGCAAAGCCGCTCACCGCTGGTGGCTCATCGTCCAGGGGCGGATGGCGGAAGCGACCGGCCGCGATCCTGATGCCTATGCTTGCTGCTCGGGCGATATGTGCGGGTGTGGAGGCAAGACCAATGCCGACCTTTGGGCTGAGACGGCGGAGCGAATTCCTCCCCTGAAGCTTGCTCGGATCGAGGTCAGAAACGTCGGCCCGTGGGACATGTTAGAGGAAGGGGCTGATCATGCCTGGTAAGGCTTTGGAGTGGACTCATGAGCTCGAGGCGTTGTACGACCGCATCGAGAAGCTGAGCTATGAGATCCATCGCGGCGGCGGGCCTGCCGAGGTCACCGGCTCGCTTGATATGGCTCTCCCGCACCTCGAGCGGGCGGCCAAGCGGCTCATGGGTATCTTTACGCCAAAGGATCCCCAGCTATGACCGCCACTCGCGGGACGACGGACGGCGGCATTTACATCGTGTCAGGCAAGGCGGTCGGCGAGGTCCTGGCGTGGTTCTGCGACAACTGCCAGAGCGAACTCTCGACGGTTGAGCAGGCTTGGGAGCTGGGCGGGTGGACCCATTGCCCCTTCTGCGGGACGGCGTTGAACTGGGAACAAGCCCGTGCTTAGCGGCCTTGCCGTATCCACGGCTCAATCGTGGCAGCCGTCCACACTGGCCCCATCGCCAGTCGCGCATCCGGCTCTGGGAGCTTGCCCCGCCGATACCACTGAGCCACAAGCCCCCGGCTCACACCGAGGGCTTGGGCAATTTCCGCTATCCCGTAGAGCTTCATGCCGCCCCGTGGTTCTGGCCGGCGCAGGAGCAGTCGCAGTCCGAGCCCGTGGCCTCGGTGCAACGCTTGCCGCAGGTGATTTCGGGGACCAGGCGGGCGCGGATCCGCTTGACCTGAGCGAGCTGGCCGCAGGAGCATCGGACGTACCCACCGAGGCGCTTGCTGGGAGCCACGAACAGCGAGGTTCCCTGGTTGCTGAGGAGCTCGTCCACCGTGGCCGTGGCCTTCGAGCCGCATCCCTTGCACTTGCCGACACACCGAGCCGCCGTCTCCATCTCGTTCCTCCTGGTTTCCATGCCGTAATCTTAGGTGACGGGGCGGAGGATGTCAACAGGGATGACGGACATTACCTAAAGTCGCTGGTCCTGGACGCGAAGGAGGCATCCCATCCCGAAAGCTGATGTGAAACACGACGAGTGCATCTGCTCGCGGCACCGTTCCCACCAAGGGTGCAGCGGGGAGTGCTCCTGTCTTCGCCCCGACCCGAAGTTCAAGCAACCCGCGGGGGAGGAGGAAGCCGACCGTGACCTCGCCGCGCTGGAACGGATGGTGCAGCGCTTGCGGCCGCTTTATCGCCGCGCTCATCAGTTCGCCTACGCCGGAGGCTCCTCATCCGGCTTCGAGGCCCGAGTGAAGATGGGCACCACCCACCCCACCGAAGACGTAGCGTTGGACACCCGAAGGATGGGCGTTCGTTCAAGACTCTCATCAGCCTGGGACCTCCTCGACTCAGCCATCGGTGACGTGCGGGAAGCAGAAAGGCAGATCGTCGCAGCCTACGGAGGAACGGTGAAGCGCAACCGTGACGGTTCCCCTCTTCGTGGACCGGGGATGAAGGAAGAGGAAGGGTTCCCCAAGACGGTTAAGACCAAAGAGTTCGAGAAGTACCAAGAGGCGCAGCGAAGGCGGGAGGCCAATGAAGCTGGTCTATGAGCGCAACAAGGGGCGGCTCTGCTTCAACTGCGGGACGGCGCCTGCCTACGCGAAGAGGCGGTGTGAGCCCTGCTACCGCTGGTGGCTGTCCCGAGGGTACGAGCGGCCGGAAGACCTGCACACGCGGCACGGTGAGAGGCTCGAGCTAGAGGCACGTTCGGGGTAGCTCGGGGGCTTGTAATTCCACCACAGTCATTCTAGGATTTCGGATTGAAGTGCGGGATTGTGCCTTCGGGCCGATCCCTGTGCTCCACCCCCAGAATCATGGCGCTCATTTTCGTTGACCTCTTGCCGTGCGACCAATGCACTTCCCTGTACGAACGGGGAAGTCGCTCACGAGCGACCCATGGTTTCGGCGGCATGAAATACGTCCCGTCCTTCGAGACCGAAGACGAGCTCGCCCGTCACCGCGTCATCGTCCACGGTGACTTCTGCTGCCCTCGCTGCGAATGGCGCTTCGAGACCCCATCGGGCAGGGTGCGCCACCTCAAGAAGGATCACCGCCTATCAGCGCGTGAGGTGGCTGGAATCGTTCCCTTCAGGCGGGGCGTGTACTGAGGAAAACGGCGGTCATCCTAGCCGCCCTCCTAGCCTTCCCTCTTCAACCAACCGACGCGAGACCGCTGCACAGACCTTGCGATTTCACCTGGTTCACCGGCAAGCACTCCCAGCCGTCGAGCGAGGCCGTGTACGCGATGGGCGACTGTTTCTCTCGCCGCTTCGGTGTGGACCCAGCCGCGACCCGATGCCGGATCGAAGCCGAAAGTTCAGGCTACGCCTACGCGCACCGTGACGGCTCGAGGTTCTACGGAGCGTTGCAGATCGGTTACGACCCCGACCACCCGAAACGTGAGGAGTGGGGCGCGTACTGGGGCGCCGTCGCGAAGTGGGCTCAGGTGAAGAAACCGTGGCCGGGACCGTTCAACGCAAGGGCTTCGGTCCTTGCTGGCGTGTGGCACGCAGCGCACTACGGCTGGGGAGCGTGGACGACTTGCCGCTGAGGGGGACCGCGTGAACGACCGAGCCAAGCGTCTCCTCCTCGCTGCGTCTCTATCCGCCGTGAACCTCATGGCGTCCATCCCCGACGCATGGGCCTGGTCACTTCAACCTCTGCGTCAAGCCTTGATGCGCGAGTCGAGAGCAGCGGTGAACAGGGAACGGATGAAGCAGAGCGTGGCCCGGGACCTCGAACGCCTCTAGCCAAGAAGGGGCAACCTTTATGAGCGGTGGAACCGGCTACAGGCCCCTTCTCATCAAGCAAGGCTCCACGTTCGATGAGACGTGGACGTGGTATCCCGGTGGGGCCTACAACGTCGCCACGAAGACCGCTATCGGATCTCCGGTAGACCTCACGGGTTGGTCGGCCCGGATGCAGATACGTCGCCGAGCAGAAGACCCCGGCCCACCCCTGCTCAGTCTCACCGATGGGGACGGGATTACTCTTGGGGGCGAGGCAGGGACCATCCGCATCGTCATCGACGCCGACGTGTCCTCTGCTTGGACGTGGCGATCGGGCGAGTACGACCTCGAGATGGTCGACCCCGACGGCAAGCCGTGGCGCAAGCTCGAAGGCGACGTGAAGGTGTCACCTGAGGTCACGCGAGAAGAGGAAAGCTAGGTGCCCGGGGACGACCCCGAAGTATTCGTCCTCGAAGGCGACCCAGAAGTCTTCGTCCTCGAGGGCGCAGAACCAGAGGTAATCATCCTCGAAGGCGACGTTGAACCAGAGGTCATCGAGGTCAGCATCGCTGGCCCCCAAGGCCCCCCCGGTGTCGGTCTCCTGGTCCGCGAACCGCTGATAGGTGACATCGACGGCAGCAACCGAACCTTCCTGACCTCCGCCCCTTACAAGCCGGGGACGACTCAGCCTTTCTGGAACGGGTTGCTCCAAGCCCCCGGAGAAGACGCCGACTACACCGAGACCGCAGCCGACGAAGTGACGTTCAGCGTCTCAGCGGTTCCCGAATCCGGTGACACCGTATCCATCGTGTATGTGAAGGAGAGCACATGACGACCACCCGCATCAGAGGGAACAAGCAGATTCAGGACGGCACCATCGAAGACGCCCAGATCGCGTCCGCTGCCGCCATCGCACTGTCCAAGCTGGCCGAGGCCGTCCTGCAGGCCGACGGCGGGCAGGCGATGACGGGAGACCTTCCGGCGGGTGGTCATGCCATCACTGGACTCGCAGACCCGACGAACGCCCAGGACGCAGCGACGAAGGCATGGGTGTTGGCGAACTCAGCCGGGCCAACGACCTCCGCCACCGTCCGAGCGGCGACGACCGCCAACATCACGCTCTCAGGGACGCAGACAGTCGACGGTGTCGCGCTCTCGGTTGCGGACACGGTGCTCGTCAAGGCACAGACGCTCCCGAAGAACAACGGCCTGTACGCCGTGGCATCGGGGGCTTGGACTCGCCTTGCAGGCATGGATGCCTGGGCCGAGGTGCCTGGGGTCATCGTCTCTGTCGAAGAGGGAGGTCAGGCCGACACGCTGTGGCTCTCCACGGCGGATGCGGGCGGCACGCTCGGCACGACCGACATCACATTCATCCAGCTTCCGGGACCCTCTGATCTTCTCGCCGGCGCGGGGCTCACCCGAACCGGTCAGACTGTGGACGTGGTGGCGGGTGACAACTCCCTCGTCGTCAATGCCAACGAGTTGCATGTGAAGCTGGACGCGAACGGCGGCGTGGAACTCGGGTCTTCGGCGGGTCTCGACGTGAAGCTCGATGGCGGCACATTGGGCAAGGGGTCTGCCGGGGTCAAGGTCGCTTCTGGCGGGGTGACGGGAACCGAACTCGCCTCTTCGGTTGCCGGGGACGGTCTCGCCGGTGGAGGCGGCTCGGCGCTTTCGGTGAACGTGGACGGCTCCACGATCGAAACAAACGCCGACGCTCTGCGAGTGAAGGACGCTGGTATCACGGCGGCGAAGCTCGGGGCGAACGCGAGGCGAGTGGTTCGCGAGACACCAACGGGAGCGGTGGACGGTGCCAACACGTCCTACACCCTCGCCAACACTCCGACGGCGGGCTCAGAGGAGGTTTACCTCAACGGGATCTTGCAGGAATCGGGAGCGGGCACGGATTACACGATCAGCGGCGGGACCATCACGTATCTGACCGCGCCCGGCACCGGCGACCGTCTGCGCGTGTCGTACATGCACTGATGGCCCGCACCCAGCCGACCGGCAAACAGATCGCGGACGGTTCGATCCAGCGCGACGACGTCGACATCACCACGGCGGGACAGGCGCTCGTTCGCAAGCTCGTCCAGGGCGGCGGCGTCCTGCTCTCATCGACGGGAGCGGATGCCGGAACAGGTGACGTTACGGTCACGGGCGACGTCGCCACGGACCCGCTATTCGACGCCAAGGGCGACGTCATCGTCGGGTCTGCCAACAACGCGGCAGGAAGACTTGGGGTCGGTGCAGACACACAGGTTCTCACCGCCGACGCGGCACAAAGTCTCGGAGTGAAGTGGGCTGCTCCCGCGGGAGGTGCTCCGTCCGGTTCGGCGGGTGGCGACCTCGCGGGAACCTATCCGAATCCCACGGTAGCGAAGGCGTCCGGCACGCTGGCCCTTGCGGGCGCGGTCACGACAGATACCTCAACCGGGGCCATCACCGACCTCTCGATCACGAACGTGGTCTACCGCTGGAACGGAGCCTCGGCTGCCACGCTGCACGGCATCGCGGCTCCCGCTGAGGGCCGCGTAGTGATCGTGGAAAACGTGACGACGAACCAAACGCTGACCATCGCCCATCAGTCCGCGACGGAGACCACCGCGGGGCGACGAATCATCTGCCAGGACGCGGCGGACTTTGCTCTCAACGCTGGTTCGTCCGTGCTGCTGGAGTACGACAACACGACCGCACGGTGGCGCGTTGTCCTGCTAGGAACGCACGGTGGCGCGGCAACGGCAATCGGGAGCGCGTACGGCGGCGATGCGGGAGGACTCGCATCTCGCGCTGGGCATATCCACAACACCGGTGCGGGAACACCAAGCACTCAGGCGTTCGGGGACGCTGCCGCTACAGGGTCGGGCCCCGCTGCGGCGATGACGGACCACAAGCACGCGATGATGGCGTCACCAGCTCGGACTCCTCTGGCTGCCATCACACCGTGGAGTGAGGAATCCATCGGCACCATGCTCGCGGCAATCGCATCCATTGCTCCCGCCTCCGGTGCATGGGTGACTGCTCAGACAGGGCTCTACGTCCCCTTCACCATCGAAGCGAGCTTCACCGCCAAGAAGATGTTCTGGTACAACGGTGCGACGGCAAGCGGCAACATCGACGTGGCGATCTACAACGACTCCGGGGCTCGCCAGGTCAGTCAGGGATCGACTGCTCAGTCGGGAATCAACGCCATCCAAGAGGTGGATATCGGAGACACCGTGCTCGCCCCCGGTCGCTACTGGATGGCGATTGCGGGCGGCGCGACTTCGCTGACGTTCTTCGCCGTCCTGCCCACGCTCGCCATGCTCCGCGCTCTCGGTTGCTACACGCAGGCGGCTCTCGGAACTTCACCTGCGCTGCCGAGTACCGCTACGTGGGTGTCTCCGGCAACGGCAGAGCGCATCCCGGTGTTCGGGATTCTCGGAGGTCCGGTGCCGTGACCAACCCGGTCATCACGCCGTGGAGCAAGGAGTCCATTGGGAGGTTCTTGTCCGCACAGTCTGTCGCTGCGCCTGCTCTAGGTGGCGGTGGGGCAACTGGTGGTGTGAACAACCGTGTGCTGTACGTCCCGTTCACGCTCCGCGAGTCCGTCACCGCGAAGAAGATGTTCTGGTACAACGGAACCACTCCGCTGTCCAATCACGTTGACGTGGGAATCTACGATGAGACCCAGGCCAAACTCGTCTCTACGGGGTCAACCGTTCAGACCGGCGCGTCCGTAACCCAAGAAGTTGACATTGCCGACACTGTGATCCCGGCAGGTCGTAACTGGATGGCGTTCGTGACGGACGTCATCAGTTCCAACACGTTCCTCGGGGCTCTGTCTGTGAGCCAACATCAGTGGAGAGCAATGGGCTGCTACAAGAACTCCTCTGACGTTTTCCCGCTGCCCTCTCCTGGAGTGTTCGCAGTAGGCGCCGCGTCGGTGTTCCTCCCGATATTCGGCATCATCTGTGGTCCAGTCCCATGACCTCCTTCGGTGAAGTCCTCCAAGCACAGACGAATCCCATGAGCGAGAAGGAGTGAGCAGGAGGACGAAGCCCCTGCCGAAAGGCTGGGAGAAGACGCGCAAGCGCATCCTCGAGCGTGATGGATACAGGTGCCGAGGCATCGATGGTCCATGTGGACGAAGAGCAACTGAAGTGGATCACGTCATCCCAGCCTTCGAGGGTGGAGGAGACGAGGACTCGAACCTCGTCAGTCTGTGCAGGCCCTGTCACGCCACGAAGAGCGGCAGGGAAGCTAACCGAGCCTCACGGCGTGTGCCTCGTCTGACGTACGCGCAGAGGAAACGTAGGACGCTTGAGCCTCACCCGGGGTTGCTGCGATAAGCAACTGAGAGGTTGCGCTTTCACACAAGTGGGGTTGCGTGGGCAGCGCAACTCACAAACCCCCCTAGGGTGGGGCATACCCCCCACCCCCGCGCCCACACGGACCGGCGGGTCATTAGGGTGAGAGATCGCCCCCGGGTTTGGTTGCCTGTAAGCGCAACCCCAAGGTTGCATCCCCATGCACCCCCCCCTGTACAGAAGAAGCAACGGCAGCCGACACGGCACGCCGGGCGACACGCGCAAGGAGGCCCGATGGGTTCCAGAGGTCCAGTCCCGAAGAGAAGCACGACCCGAGCTGGTCACAGGGCGAAGGGCGACAAGCCCGAGACGATCGAGTCACACGCGATCTGTTCAGTTCCCGATCCCGACCCCGCTTGGGACCTTGCTGCGCTGGCTTGGTATGAGTCCCTCCCCAAGAGCGGTCAGAGCCGCTACTACGAGCCGAGTGATTGGCAGGTCGCCAAGATCACGGCTTCGATGCTCTCGAAGCTCCTGAGCGCCGATCGACCGAGCGCGGAGCTCTTCAAGGCCGTCGATGCCGCGATGGACAAGCTCGGCGTGACGGAAGGCGCGAGGCGTCGCATGCGGATCGAGGTCAATCGGCCCGGTCAGGACGCCGAGGGTGACCCGAAGGTGGTCGAGGCGGCGAAGAAGGCCGTGACCGAGCGGTATCTCAAGCTGGCGAAGGGGTGAGCGTAGAGGTTCCTCCGAAGGCCGCGATCTTCGCTCCCGAAGGCTGGCCGGCGTGGCCGGAACGAACCATCTTCGTCCAGGTCGCGGACTGGTGCTACAAGCACCTCGTCCAACCGGACGGTCCGAACGCCGGGGACCCGTGGGAGTTCACCGACCAGCAAGCCCTGATCCTCAGCTACTGGTTCGCCTTCGACGCCGAGGCCAAGTGGCTGTTCCGCCGCGGGACCGTGCGGATGATGAAGGGATGGGGCAAGGACCCTCTCGCCGCGGTTCTGTCGATGGTGGAGCTCTGCGGCCCGAGCCGGGTAGACCCGATGACCAAGAGTGGTGTGAGATACCGCTCACCGTGGGTGGACATCGCTGCGGTGTCCAGGGACCAGACCCGGACCACGATGCGGTTGTTCCCGCAGATGGTTCCGAAGCCGACGGTCGAGCGGTTCAGTCTCGACGTCAACAAGGAGATCATCTACGCCGAGGGTGGCGCGGGAGTCATCCAGGCGGTGACGAGTTCGCCGGCCTCGCTCGAGGGGGGCAGGTCGTCGCTGGTCATCCGCAACGAGGTCCAGTTCTGGTTCTCCACCAACGAGGGTCATGCGATGGCCGAGGTCATCGACGGGAACCTTGCGAAAGGTAGAGGCGGAGACGCGAGGGCACTGTCCTTCTGTAACGCTCATGTTCCCGGTGAGGATTCGGTCGGAGAGCGGGAGTGGGACGCCTGGCAGGCTATCCAGCGGGGCGACACTCGCGTCAAGGACGTGTTCTACGTCGCCTACGAAGCTCCACCGCAGACGGATTTGACGGACGAGACGAGTCTCAAGGCGGGGCTTGAAGCGGCCCGGGACGACTCGAAGTGGCTGGTGGTCGATCGCCTTGTCGCTGAAGTTTGGGACCCGCGGACCACGCCGAGCGAGGCGCGGAGGAAGTACCTGAACCAGGTGGTCGCCGCGGAGGACGCGTGGCTGACGCCGCACGAGTGGCGCTCCTGCGAGGTCCCGGACGCCGTGCTGGAGCTCGGGACGCAGGTCACGCTCGGGTTCGACGGCTCGAAGAGCGAAGACCACACAGGGCTGGTTGCAACAAGGGTCGAGGACGGCTGCGAGTTCGTGTGGGGTCATTGGGACCCACAGACAATGGGCGGCGAGATCGACCGGGTCAGGGTGGATGCGGCGGTCGCGAAAGCGTTTGAGGACCTCGATGTCGTCGCGTTCTACTCGGACCTCCACCCGTTCGAGTCCTACGTCGATGCGTGGGAACGGGAGTTCGGCCGGGTCGATAGATACCGGGGGCTCTGCATAGGGGCCAGCCCGAAGCACGCGATCGCGTGGGACATGCGGGGGCGCTCCGTGGACTTCACCCGAGCGGCCGAGCGGTTTCACGCTGAAGTCACGGACAAGGTGCTGAAGTTCGCGCCGTCCAGTGTGTTGACGGAGCACGCGCTCAACGCACGTCGAAGGCCAGGTCGGGCTGGGGTGACGTTCGGCAAGGAGACGCGAGAGTCAACCCGTCGGGTGGACCTTCTCGCGGCGTGTGTGCTTTCTCGGCTCGCGTGGCACGACTACATGGCGTTGCCGAAGCTCAAGAAGCGCAGAGCGAGAACCGGCAAGGCTGTATTCGCTTGACGAAGGGCGGGCCGTGACCACGACGCTGACTGAAGCTCAGGTGCTCGACACGGTCAAGGAGGGGCTCGACTGGCGCAGCGCCGAACGGGCGCGGCTCGAGCGCATCTACCTATACCTCCGAGACCCCGACCCGACGACGATGCTGGACCTGGACACGCGCTCCAGGGGTCCTCTTCGCTGGCTGGCGCGGGACGTGAGTCCGACCGTGCAGCGCCTTGCGGAGATGTCTCGGGTGAACATGCTCCGCTACGTCGTGGATGCCTCGGCTCAGGACATGTTCGTGGATGGGTTCCGGGCACCGAAGTCCGAGGTCGAAGAGCCGGCGTGGAGGGCATGGCAGCTCAACCGGATGGACGCCCGTCAGATCGGTATTCACCGTTCGGTGCTGTCCTACGGGGCCTCATACGTCACCGTGCTCCCCGGCACTCCGGTCCCGGTGATCCGGGGTGCCAGTCCGAGGAAGATGACGGCGGTCTACGGCGACGACGAGGACTGGCCCGAATACGCGGTTGAGGAGAGACGGCACCCGAAGAAGGGATGGAAGCTATACCGCGTCTACGACTCGCAGCGGTGTTGGTGGGTCGAAGAGGACGACGCCGGCAAGCAGAGAGTGGACCGCTACCAGTTGCACGAGATCGGGAAGTGTCCGGTGGTCCGGTTCGTCTCCTCGGTGGATGATGACGGGCGCATCACGGGTGTTGTCGAGCCACTCATCCCGCTCCAGGACCAGATCAACGTGACCACGTTCGGTCTTCAGGTCGCGCAGCACTACGGGGCTTTCCGCCAGCGGTACATCATGGGCTGGACGGGCGACACCGAAGAAGAGACGCTGAAGGCGAGTGCGAAGAAGATTTGGGCGTTTGAGGATACAGACATCACCGTGGGGGAGTTCGGCCAAACGGACCTCTCCGGGTATATCAACTCCCGCGAGGCTTCGCTTCGCCATCTCGCGACGGTCTCTCAGACGCCGGTCCACGAACTGCTCGGGCAGATGGCTAACCTAAGCGCGGAAGCTTTGGTTGCTGCCCGGAACAGCCACAACTCCAAGGTGAGGGAAGAGGAAGTCACCCTCGGCGAGTCACACGAGCAGGTGCTCGAGCTGACCGGCGAGATCGCGGGGGAGATGACCGACCCCCAGGCGTACGTTCGCTGGCGTGACACCGAAGCGCGGTCGCTGTCCCAGGTGGCCGACGCACTCGGCAAGCTGGTTGTCGGTCTCGGCGTGCCGCCGCAGGAGCTTTGGGAGCGCATCCCCGGTGTGTCTCAACAGGAAGTGGAGCGGTGGAAGGAGGCGGCGAAGCAGGCCGACGCCATTGCACAACTCAACGAGATCCTCAACAAGCAGTCGGTCGTCCCCCCGACCCCTGAGCCCGTCCCAGTCGGGCAGTGACACCGGCAGCCCGACTGCTCAGCGTCCAGCACCGCGCACATCAGATAGCGATTCGGGCTCAAGCGATCCGCGACGCCTATACGTTGTGGCGTTCGTGGACACCGGGGGACGACGCGAGCTGGCGAAGGATGCTCGCTCTTGCTCAACCCGTGGTCGCTGCGCGGCATGGCGTGAGTTCAGCGGTAGCGGCGCGGTACTTCGAGCAGATGGCGGCGCTGGCCGGGAAGAGAACAAGAGCGAGCATCGCAGCCCCGCTCCCAGAGGAACAAGTACAGGCAAGCCTCACCGCTACGGGTTTGGTGGGGACGGTCGTCGCGCTCAGTCGCGGCGCCTCGCTGCAAGCGGCGGCGCAGACGGGGTTCGTGCGGTTCTCCGGTGGCCTCAGTCGCCTCGTGCTGCTCGGCGGCAGAGAAACCGTTGTTTCCTCCGCTGCGCGCTCTCGGGTTCAGTGGGAACGAGAGACGGGCGGGGACGCGTGCGAGTTCTGCCAGATGCTTGCCGACCGAGGTCCGGTCTACAGCGAGGAATCCGCCGATTTCCCTGCCCATGATCATTGTGAATGTTCCGCAGTTCCGTTGTTCTGAGTTGTCAACCGCTTCCCGACACGGGAGGCAGAGGGAGGCCGACATGGCTGAGGAGAAGAAGGACGAAGAGAAGAAAGACGGCGACGAGGGAAAAGCCGCTGAGTCAGACGCGCTGAAGAAGGCGGAAGATGCGCTCGCTGCCGCGCAGAAGGACGTGGAGCAGTGGAAGGGCCTGAGCAGGAAACATGAGGGTCAGGCCAAGAGCAACGCCGACGCGGCCAAGAGGCTAAAGGACGCGGAGGACGCTCAGAAGACCGCCGAGCAGAAGCTCGCGGACAGCATGAAGGACTTGCAGGACCGGCTGAACGCAACGGAGGCACGCGCCATGCGAGCCGAGGTCGCTTCAGCCAAGGGGCTCACTGCGGCGCAGGCGAAGTACCTGCAAGGCAGCACGCAGGAGGAGATGGAAGCTTCGGCGGACGAGCTCGTCACCAGCTTCAAACCGGCCGACAAGGACGGGGAGCCCGACAAGGGCATAGACAACGGCAAACCGAAGGAGGCGCTTCGAGGTGGAGCGACTTCGACGGACGCCGCGAAGGACGTGACCGGAGCGGAACTGCTCAAGCAGATGCCGCACGGTCGTTAGGCAAGGCCCGCCGGGGATTCGGCGCGGCCTCGATCCCCAAGGAGGGAACAGATCATGCGCAACATCCCCATGATGGCCGCGAAGGTCATCGGGTACGTGTCGGGCAAGCCGGTGTACGAGATCGCCGGTGGCGCCGACAACGGCTTCATCCCCATCAAGGCCACCGCGGTCATCGACGCGGGACTCTCGCTCCTCGAGCGTGAGACCGTGTTGGCGAACCTCGTGTGGCGCGACGCGGTCCCGGACTTCCGGGGCAAGCTGAACGACACCGTCTCGATCAGGCTGCCCGCCTACGCGGTGGCGAACGTCCGGGATCTCCGGTCGTCCGATCCTCGCGTGCGCTCGAAGCTCTTCGAGCGGAAGGTCGATGTGACCCTGAACAAGGGGCTCCAGATCGACATCCCCCTGTCCGACGAGGAGCAGACGCTCGACATCACGAACTTCGCCACGCAGGTCATCCAGCCCGGACTCAACGCCATCGTCCGCGGTTACGAGGACGCGGTCGTGGAAGTGATGGAGAGCGCCGACTACGGTGCCAACACCGTGGAGGTCTCTGCGACGAACGTGGACAACCCGGACTCGGGCGTGTACGCCGCGCTTGTGGACGCGAGGGCGCTCCTGAACGCCGCCCGCGTGCCGATGGCCGGCCGCGCCGCGGTGATCGGCTCCAGCCTGGAGTCGCAGGCCCTCAAGGACCCGCGCCTCGCCAGGGCGGACCAGTCCGGCTCGGACTCCGCGCTGCGCAACGCCGAGATCGGGCGCCTCGCCGGGTTCACGCTGTACTCGGCCCCGGCCACCGACCCCGACAAGGGCTACGCGTTCCACAAGAGCGCGTTCGTCCTGCCCTCGGCGGTGCCGAACGTCCCGGACGGTGCTCCGTGGGGCGAGAAGCGGTCGCAGAACGGGTTCACGATCCGCGTCGTGCAGGTGCTCGACTCCACCACGATCGAGAACATCGTGGCGTTCGACGCCTGGCTCGGCTCGGGCATCGTGACCGACCGCGGCTCCATCGACGGTGACGGCCGGTTCGTCCCCGCGGTGGACCCGGACGAGAGCGGTGCCGAGGACCTGTTCGTCCGCGCCGTCGAGCTGACCGCAGCGTCGTAACAACGAAGTGAGGCGCGTCACCCTTATCCCTTTCCGATCAGGGAACGACGACCGTCGGATGATGCTCTGGGATTGGGCTCGCCCCTTCCTGGAGCAGATCGGGTGGCCGATCTTCGAGGGTGACGCACCTCACGACGTGTTCAACCGAAGCGCCGCCATCAACGCGGCAGCACGAAAAGCCGGGGAGTGGGACGTGGCGCTCATCGCCGATGCCGACACGGTTCAGCAGGTGAGCGCAGCACACGAAGCGGCTGAGATCGCAGGGGACGGACTGGTCATCCCCTGGACGCACCGGATCAAGCTGAGTGCCGAAGGAACCGAGAAGCTTGCACGGCACGGCACTGGAGCGGTCACGGATTGGGACCGCGACAAGCGCGATACGACGAGACCGTGGGGAGGAGGTGCAACGGTGGTCGTGTCGCGCACGACGTTCGAGGCCGTCGGTGGCTTCGATGAGAACTTCCGCGGATACGGGAACGAGGATCTCGCGTTCCGCGCCGCCGTTGAGACGTTGGTAGGGCCGACTCAGAGGACGGCAGGGCTGGTGTGGCATTTGCACCATCGGCCCGTACCGAGAGTCGGGACGGTCTTAGCGGCAACGCGGGAGAATCAGACGCGCTGGAACCTCTACCGCGCAGCGAACGGGAAGCCTGACGCGATGCGCGAGCTCGTGAGATGAGCGTTCGTACCCGCCTGGCGGACGTGAGGGAGGTTCTCACCCGTCCCCCACAAGTCCACGAGGGAGCGCCGAGCGGTGTGTGGAACACGCACGCCGACTGCTACCGCTTCCTCGCTGAGAATTGTTCGGAGAAGACCCGAACACTCGAAACGGGACTCGGAGTGTCCACGGTGCTGTTCGCTGCGTGGGGAACAGAGCACACCTGCGTCGTTGGGAGCCAGCAAGAGGTAGACGCCTGCAAGGACTACCTCGCTGCCCGCGGGTGGTCGCAGGATCGCATCACATTCGTCATGGGTTCCACGGCCGACGTGTTGCCTGGGTTCACCCCGCCCGCACCGTTCGACGTGTTCCTGATCGATGCCTGTCACGGGTTCCCGTTCCCCGCGCTCGACTGGTTCTACGGGGCGAGGTGGCTCAAGCCCGGTGGGCTGCTTGTCTTCGATGACATGCAGATACCCGCGGTGGCCCACACGATCGGTTGGTTCCTCGACCTCGACCCACGGTGGGAGGAGGTAGAGCGCAACGGTAGGTGGGCAGCGTACCGGAGGCTCTCTGGCGACGACCTGGCCGAGGAGTGGACGGAGCAACTGTTCCTCGGTGACCCACGGTAAGATTCTCCCCTCGGAGGAGGCTAGTCGATTGCTCGGATGCCGCTGGTGTCGCCCTGACTGGTTTGGTGGAGAGCCATGTGGCGAGGGGCATCTTGGTATCGACTATGGCGATCGAGGCACGGGCATCGAGGTGTGGCTGGAAGGCTTCGAGGTCGGTAATCGCACGCGGGAATCGTGCGCCGAGGAAGGATTCGCTGTGTTTCTGCACCAACGCATCGAAGATAGCAGGTGTGCTCATGCCGTCTGTTGTCAATGCGGCGGTAGGGAGGTCTGCTGGGAACGGTATGAGGGTGCAGTCCGCGTAGTTGTACGAAGGGTTCTCCGCTCGGCCTCGTGAGAGTTTTCCATCGCGTGTTCCTAGACGAACCCATCCCGGACGAGTACGAAGAGAACTGGGAGAAGCTGAAGGCCCTCCACCCCACATGGGGATTCGAGTCGTGGGAGCGCAGCGAAGACCTCGAACTGCGGAATCGGGAGTTGTTCGACAGCTTCACCGACTTTCCCGCGGCCTACGGGTTCCGCGCCGACATCGCCCGATACGAGCTCCTCGCAAAGTTCGGTGGGTGCTACGTCGATACCGACGTGGAACCGCTTCGTCCGTTCGACAGCCTGCCCGAAGATGTTCCCTTCGTCGCGTGGTGCTCGGAGAAGGAACTCGACCCAGCGGTCATCGGCTCGCCGGCTCATCATCCCGCCATCGAGTTGTTGGTGGACGACCTCGCGGAGGTTCACAAGTGGAGGAAGACCGGGAAGAAGATGACCCCCCCGGGGAGCACGGGGCCGACCTACATCACGTCTCGCTGGCGCCGTAGGGACGACGTGTTGAGGCTCCCGCCGATTGTGTTCTTTCCGTACCACTGGAGCGGGAAGCCGTACAGCCCTTGGCCGCGAGAGAGCTTGGCAGTTCATCGCTGGAGAAGTGGTTGGAAGACACCGCGAAGACGGATAGGGGCCACACCATAGCTCGCCTGACCTTGCCCAACCCCACCGCGCCGTGCCCATCCTGACCTGACCAACACCGCGCCATAGGAGGCATCGTAGGAGGTGGCTCGTGGGATTGCAAGAGCTATCCGCGTGGCTCGAGCAGACCTACGGCGATATGCCGTGGCAGCAGCGGATCATAGAAGCGTTTTTCAGGCTTCTTGAGGAGGAGCAGCTTCCGAAGTTCAAGTGGAAGTGACCGACCTCGTCTATCCCTTCAAGCCACGGCGAGGCGCTGAGGAACTCCGGTACTCGCTGCGGTCGATGGAGAACCTTCCTCATGACCGAGTGTGGATCGTCGGCAAGGAACTCCCGCCGTGGGCTCGGTCGCTCAACCTGATCTCGGTCCCCGACCGCGGTACGAAGTGGCAGAACATCCCAAGAGCCATTGCCGCGGCGTGCGAGAAGGTCTCCGAACGGTTTGTGCTCGCGAACGACGACTTCTTCGTCATGGCTCCGGTACAGGAGATGCCGGTTCTCCACCGAGGCCCGCTGGACGAGAAGAAGAAGGGCGGCAGTTACAACCAGGGCTACGTCGAGACGGCGAAGCTGCTCCGTGACCTTGGGGTCGAAGGGGAGTTGCTCAACTACGAGCTCCACGTCCCGCTCCCCGTCGTCCGTGACGACATGGCCGAGGCGCTGAGAATCGCGGAGGGTTTCAAGGGCAGATGCCTCCAGGCCCGGACGCTGTACGGCAACCTCTTCGGGATCGGCGGGGAGCAGATGGACGACGTCAAGGTCCACGGCTCGCACAGGCCCGCTGAGAGCCCGTTCCTGTCCACCAACGAAGGCTCGTTCGGCCTCGCGGTCGGCAAGCACATCCGAGCGAGGTTCCCCGAACCGAGCAGATACGAGGTGAGCGATGGTTGACTTTTACGGCTCCGCGGAGGCGGTCATCACCCGAACAGGTGTGAAGCCGGAAGACCTCGGCTTCGACGGATTGGAAACCGGGAGGCTCGAGGACTTCCTCGAGGAGCTGCTCACGGAGATGTCGGACCTCATGGACCGCTCGATGCGCAAGAGCTACCTCGCTGAAACCATCCCCGCCGGCCTCAACGGACTCGCGGCGGACATCGCGGCGGACGCGGTTAGGGAGATGGTCGCGACCCGCCAAACTCCCGTGGTGCGGATCGATGACTTCGCGGTGCGGGTCATTCGCACCAACGTGTTCTCACCCGATGCCGAGAAGCGCATGAAGCTCTACGCAGCGGGTCGGGGAGTCGTGTCGGTGGACCTCGGTGAAGACCAGTTGGCGCCTCTGCCCGACACGATGACGGCGGCTTCGCTCGCTGACGAACTGTGACCCGCCTGTCCATCACCGTCGATGACGAGCAGGTTGTTCGGGCCACTCAACATGCCATCACCACGCTCGAGGAACTCATCACCATCGCCTCTGTCATCACTGACGAGGAAGCGATGGCAGAGGGCGGGGCGGTCACTCCGAAGCTCGGGGCACCGTGGGAGATCACGGGGGTTGGTCCGACCGAAAGACAGATCGTTGCACCGGAGTGGTGGGCGCACTTCCTGGCCCACGGAACGAGACCACACGGCCCGAACAACGCTCAGTTTCTCGTGTTCGAGGTGAGCGGCGAGATGGTCTTTGCCAGCTTCGTCAGCGGAGTAAAGGCAACGCACTTCGATGAGAGGGCGGTCGAGCGGGCGAAGAGCAAGGTGGAACAGGCGATCGTCAGGGCGCTCGGATAGGAGGGTTTTAGATGGTCGATTACCCAACCAGTCTCGACAGCTTCACGAAGCCGACCTCCTCCGACGACCTCGACACGCCCGGAGTCGAACTCGATGTGGTCACCGCAAACGCTCTCCTCGCTGTAGAGGCTCTGGAAGCCAAGGTCGGAGTCGATGACTCGGCGGATGAGGCTTCCCTCGATGCACGGATCGCTGCCCTGGAATCCGGCGGCTCACGCTTCTCTCTCACTATGACCGAGATCCTGTTCACCGAGACGGCGGGAGCGGGGGTCTACACGGCAGAGGTCCCGGTGGATGCGGGGACAGTCCTGATGTCGTTTCGCACCTACGCGCTGGGTTTGTGGGACGCGACAACCGTCACGTTGGGGATTGGGGATTCAGCAGGGGCCGAGGCGATTGCCGCCGCCGGGTACTGCGACGTGAAAGCTCTCGAACTCTACGCCCCCACGGGCGTCCTGACGGACTACAGCATCAACAACGCCGGAGGCGACGACGGGACTCAAGATTTCGTGTACCAAGGGAAGCCCGGCATTCGTTACCCCGCCCCCGACACCATCACCGCCACCGTCACCACTACCGGAGCAGGAGGAGGAACCGGCAGGCTCCTCGTCGTCCTGTTCGGCTTCGGCCTCCCGCCTGAGCACGTCGACGCAGTGAAGACGTGACCGGCTACAGACAACCGGGAGTCGGCTACAGAGACCACATCGGTTATCGGGGAGTGAGCGTCGTGGTGGAACCGGAACCGCTCCACGTCCTAATGACGCTCTCGGAGTCGGTTGAAGCGATCCTCGACTCCATCATCGAAGCCATCCAACAAGCGGTGAACGCCAGCCGTACTCGGAGGGAAGGACTCGGCACCGTCAAGTCCGTGGTGCGGGGTGACAGGGCGCGACCGATGCCCGAACTCCCGTCGGTATGGGTCGTTCCCCAGCCGGCGCAGTTCCAGCAGCAGACGTTCGGTGACGAGGAGACGTGGTCCATGCCCGTCGCCGTCGCTGCGCTGGTGAAGTCCGATGACCCAGAAGTGGGCGGAAAGACCGCGCAGCGCATCGCCGCCGAAGCGAGAGCCGCCGCGCTCAAGGCTCGGGCTGAGGACGTTGCCATCACAGACGTGCTCTCTGAGAGCTTCGACCCCACGGCACGATCAAGCGAAAGGAACCGCTCGCTGTTCTGGACGGACGCGACCATCAAGGTCGTGTTCACGGTCTCCGGTTAGACGGAGGAAGGAGAAGGACCCATGAAGTACGCAGGTAGAGGGCTGGGACTCCTCATCGGGGACTCGGCAGATGTGGTTGGGCAGGTCACGGCGCTCGGTGAGGCGGGTTCCTCGCGGAACCTCATCGACGCGAGCGCCTACGGCGACGACTGGATGGACTACGTCGTCGGACAGCAGGACGGCTCCGAGGTCCCTGTGGAGATCGCGTATGACCCGGCAGACTCCGGGCACTCCGCGCTCATCGCGTCCTACGACGCCGGGACGGAAGAGCACTTCGAGATGGAGCACGCGGAGTCCGGGTTCCACATCGGGTTCACGGCGCTGGTGACGAAGTGCGAGCGAGGCGCGGACCTCGCAGGGCTGCTCAAGCTGTCGGCGTCGTTCAAAATCCTGAACCCGGGGGTGGAGGACGTCGAAAGCTCGTAACCAACGAGGAGACCCGGGGGTCTCCACAGGAAGGAGTGCGCCCGTGGGACTTACCCGGGAAGAGATCCTCGCCGGTATCAGCAAGCGCCGGCAGAAGGTGGAACCACTCGACATGGAGGAGTGGGGCGGGACGGTGTTCATCCGTCTTCTCTCGGCAGCGGAACTGAAAGAGGCCGGGTACTTCGATGGCACCGACCCGGCCGCGCTGCCCATCAATCTCATGACCGCGTGCCTGAGCGATGAGCAGGGACATCGGCTCTTCGCGAAGGAAGACCTCACCGCGCTCGCGGAGTCGGACTTTCCCACGACGGTGAAGGTATTCGAGAAGGCAGCCAAGGTGTGCGGCCTCACCGACTCCGACGTTGAGAAAGCAGCCGCGGCTTTCGTCGAAGCCCAGCCCGGGGACAGCTCTTCAAGCTAGCCCTGGCGCTGGGCATTCCTGCGTTTGAGCTCCAAGAGCGGATCGACGCCGACGAGCTCGCGGAGTGGGCGGGGTTCGAGCGGGTATACGGCCCGATCCTCCTTCACGATCGCCTCGACGCCGCCTCTGCACGCATCGTGCAGGGCTATCGCGGCGGTTTGGCCGAGGACTACATGCCGAAGTGGGACGCTCCGGTTGCCCAGTCCCCCGAAGAGATGATTGGCGTGCTGAGGCGCCTCAAGCGAAAGAAGGGCTGATGGCTTCGTCAACTCTTTCGATCATCGTCAACGCCCGCGACGAGGCGACCTCCACTCTCAACCGCGTTGCTCGTTCGGGGCAGCAGATCGGCACGGCTCTCTCCACTTCGGCAGGGAAGGGAACGACCGCGATCAACCGCGTGAACCAATCCTCCTCCAAGTTCACCTCGACGCTGAAGAAGATCGGTTCCTACGTCGGCGTCGCCTTCGCCGTCACTGAGGTTGTGCGGTTCGGCAAGGCCGCAATCGCAGCCTATGAGGGCGTCGAGAAGCAGCAGTCTCTCATCGAAGGTGGGCTTCAGAGGATCGGCCAAGCGGGACAGCTTGAGGGTCTGATATCGGATCTGAGAGGTGTCTCCGCCGAGACTGTGACGCTTCAGGGGAACACCGACCAAGTGGCGGCGGCGGTGCTCAACGTCGGCCATACCTACTTCGCTTCGCTCGGCCCACAAGCCGGCAAGGTGCTCGCCGGTGTGACGCAAGGCATCCTCAACATCAGCGCGGCGACCCACAAGTCGTTGGGGATGCTCCAGCGGTCGCTGACCAACTCCATCGTCAACACGCCGGACAAGGCCATCGGTATCCTCAACAAGCTCGGCATCGCTACCGCGGAGCAGGCGGCTCACTGGACGAAGCTCGCGAGCGCGGGCAAGCTGGTCACCCTTCGGCAAGAGGAAATCAACGCCGTTACCGGCGCGTATCCCGGAGCCGCAAAGGAGTCGGCCACGGCTTCCGACAAACTCGCCAAAGCGATAGACGACATCAAGATCAAGCTGGGCAAGGTGCTCCTGCCGATCGTGCAGGTAGGTGCAGCGTTCGCGGATCTTCTGTCGAAGAACTCCGCGCTGGTAGCGGGCTTCATTGCGCTAGGCGGCGCGATGATGCTGGCAAAGACGCGGCTGGGCACATTCATAGCGGGGCTTGGGAGTGCCCGGTTCGGCATCGCTGCGTTCGTCGCAACGCTCGGCACGATGTCCATCATCGATGACCTCAGCTCGCACGTCAGCGAGTCCACGAACAAGGCCATCGAAAACCTCAAGGCGGCGTTCAGCGACGGCAAACTCAGCGCCAAGGAGTTTGCCGATTCCCTGCACGTCTCCTCCAGCATCGCGCAGGGAGCAATCCACGGCATCACGTTCGGCCTCGCCGGCGGGGCGCTGTTGAGTAACTCCGAGGTGTGGAACGCGCTCGCGAAGAACACGGACGGTGCCCGCGAGGCGTTCCAGTCCTTCTTCGCCGACGCCCGCGCTGGTGGAGCGACGTTCAGCCAGCTTGGCAGGGCCATCATGAGCGCGAATCTTCCGCTGGACGCGCAGATGGGTCTGATGGACGCGCTGCGAGCCGTCTTCCCGGAAGTGGCGCAGGGCGCGCAGAAACTCTCGCAGAAGATCGAGAAGGTGAAGAACGCGACGCAGGTCTTCGCGGGCATGGGGAAGAAGGACTTCCGGGCATGGGCGCACGACGCACGCAAGGCCGCGCACGACACGCTCCTCGGTCTCGGCAGCGTCGAGATCGCCTCCCACAAGACCGCTCGGGGGTTCCTCCGCGACTCCAAGCAGATGGCGCGGGCAGCGCAGCAGCAGGCCCACGCGATGCACGACCTCGCCAGCAAGTCCCAGGATTGGGTCCCGGCGAAGTACAAGCAATGGCTCGTTGACCTCGGCCCCGCTGCGGTGGCGAACTTCGAGGAGTTGACTCACACGAACCAGCAGCGGGCGGTCGGAGACTGGAAGAGCTCAGAGGGAGCCACGAAGAAGTACGGGGACGCGATCAACAAGCTGAAGACCAAGCCCATCGACCTTGTGACGCATGCGACGCAGACGCTCATGAGCAACCTCGATAACCTCATCCAGCGTTCTCCCATCTTCATCGACATCTACCTGAGGCAGCACGGCAAGCTCCCCGGCGGTACTGGGGGGACACCTCCGCCGCCGCCTGGCCATACCCCCGGCGCCTCTGGCTCGGGATTCGGCCCGTCCTTCGTCCCGGTTGCCAGCGGTGGAGCGCCGATTGAGGTGGGCGTGTCCATCGAGCGCCGCCGCTTCGTGGATGCCTCCGACTACGAGGCGCGTTACAAGGGTTTCTGAGTGCCCTGGTCCATCGACATCCTCTCTCTCGACGGCGCATCCACGGTTGTCTCCGCAGCCCCGTTCAAGTCCGGTCGTTCAACGCAGGCGGTGGACGGCGAAGGCGTTCTGGAGGTGGAGCTTCGACCTCCTGACGTTGCAGGCGGCGACTGGCTGCGTGGTCAACGCAGGCTGCTGCTGAAGGACTCAGCCGGTACTCCACGCTTCCAGGGCTGGCTCGACCGGCTCGAGAGAGCGGGGAACCCCGGCGCGGTCGGCTACCGAGCAACCGCGAGAGGGCTCCGTTCGGTGCTGGACCGTCGCATCGTCCACGGTGACGTGAACCAGGTCCACGTCCGAGCAACGGACATCGTGAAGGAACTGGTGCTCGTCCACATCCAAGCCCAGACCTTCGACAAGACCAACTTCTCCGACGGGACGACAGAGGGCACCGCGCCCTTCCGTGACCGGCGGTACTGCGACGGCACGGTCATCTCCGAAGGCATCAGGGAACTCGCCGAGATGGACCCGGGCGGGTTTGCCTGGGAGATCGACGAGCTGGGACAGCTCAACATGTGGGTCGGCACCAACACCCGCGGAACCAACCGCAGCGGTTCGGTGACCCTTCGCCCCGAAGACGTGAACGACTGGCAATACGTCGGGGACACCGCGGACCTCGTGACGTTCGCGATGGGCCTCGGCGGCGACTCGAGCTCGTGCAGCCGGCCCAGCACGACAGTGAACGACTCTCTGCAATCCACCTACGGGCGTCTGGAAGCCGTCGTGGAGGACAGCACCGACGACACCGACGAGCTCGGGGAGAAAGCCCAGGAGGAACTCCGGGCCCGGATAGCGTCTCGCTCCGCTCTTCGCGCCACATGGATCGAAGGCAGAGGGCCGTGGTCCTTCGGTGACGTGGTTTTGGGAGACGTGGTGAACGCGGAGCTCGGGGCGGAATTCGGCGGGGACGCCCACCTTCGGCTCACCAGCACTTCAGTGACGATGGAACCCGGCCTTCACGAGTTCGTAGAAACCACCTGGGAGGCTGCGTAGTGGCGAAGGTCTACCGCTCCGGTCAAGCCGCCGCCGTCAAGGATCTCTCGCGTGACGTCAAGCGTCCCTGCAAGTGTGCGCCGGCCAAACCTGAGAACGCGTACATCACCTATGACCAATTGGGCAGACACCGCAACCATCGCTTCAGAGGAATCTGGGGCTGCGACGAAGTCACCGAAGACGCCGACGGGATCACGGTCAAGCCGGACGGCTACAACTGGCGCATCCGCGAGGTCAACGCCGCGGGAGCCGACCAGTGGAACGGGAAGTACCCGAGCGGCAGTCTTCCGAACCGAGAAGGTGACCCCTTCCTCGCCAGAGAGGCCATCAGAGGCCACGGCTTCCACCACGGCCACTACTACGAATCCTCCTGGCAGGCGTACAACGCCAACGGTGTCAGTGAATGGTCCGACTGGTCCCCCAAGACGCAGTTCCTCGAGACCGTCCAGCCGCTCGCTCCCACCATCACCCTGTTCGACGTCGATCAGCACAAGGACCGGGTGGAGTGGACGAACCCCACCGACCCCGGCAACGTCCTCATCCACCACAAGGACACGCTGGAGAACATCATCCAGATCGCCACGGGTTCGGGGTTCTCCAACATCGTCCTGCACGCCACGGTCAAAGCGGGGCTGGACGGCCACCACGTCTTCAAGCACACGAAGCCCGGAGGAGCTACTTGGTACTGCCGGGTCGGAGCCAAAACCCAAGGCGGGCTGATCGAGTGGTCCCCGACCGTCACCGGCTCCAAGGTTCTGCCACCCACCCCGACGACGCTCACCTCCGGTGACGTCTCGTTCAAGGACGGCGCCAGAGAGTACGTCCGGGCCCACGTTGACTTCACCTACGGGGGAAGCTACGACGACGACGACATCAAGGCCGCCGTCCTCGAGTATCAGTACGAGACCGGGAACCCGGTAAACGGCGACGACGTCCACGGCCCGGTTATCAAGCACTTCCAGCCCGGGGACTCGATCACTGGACATTGGATCATCAAGAAGCTCCGACCCGGAAGGAAGCTCCGCCTGCGGTGGGCGGTCAAGGACACCAAGGGCCACCAGTCCGCGTTCACCGCCTGGTCCTCGGTCATCACCGTCACCGACCCCGCGTCTCTTCCTTCGCTGGCTGGTCTGGCGATCGACGTCGACCAGCACAAGATCGAGATCGGCTGCACGGACCCGGATGACCCGAACTTCACCGGCCAGCGTCACGAAGCCGTGCGGGTTTTCCACTTCCAAGTTTGGCGTGGAGCTGTCACCTCAGGGACTTTGGTCTACGAAGCGACCCGGCTGAAGCATCCCACCAAGGTCTTCAAAATCCGCAAGCCCGGGACCGACACGTTCAGCTTCCGCGCTCGCCCGGTGGGATACGACGGCGGTTTCGGTTCGTGGGCGGGAACGGTCACCGGAACGGTCGCAACGCCCCCAACACCCGCCACCCTTGTCTCAGGCGACGTCACCTACAAACACGGTGGGAAGCACGAGACGACGGCTCTCGTCGCGTTCACCTACGCCGGCTCCTACACCGACGACAACATCGTTGCGGCGGGTTTGGAGTGGCAGCACGAACCGCACTCTCTCTCGGGGTCGGACGACTGGAACGGCCCCCGAACGAAACGCTTCAAGCCCGGAGATACGGTCACCGGGGCATGGCGCCTGGAGAAGCTGAAGCCCGGGTGGAAGCTCAAGCTCCGCTGGTTCGTGAAGGACTCCAAGAGCCATCAGAGCGCGTACTCCACGGTCTCGGCTGAGTTGACCGTCCCCACGCAGAAGACCCCCGGCGCGGCCACGAGCGTCAAGGTGAAGGCCGGACGCGACTCGGCTGCGGTGACGTTCGAGTGGCCTACCGCGTGGTCGGACGCGAGCACAGAGGACTTCGGGCCGGACCAGGTCGAGCGGGCAAAGGTCACGCTCCTCAAGTCGGACGGGACGACGGTCTGCACCTACCCCGACACGGGAACGCAGCTCGTGCGGGAGTCGAAGTCGAACACGGTCCACTTCCCCCTCCTCGATGACACCGGTGCGAAGGTGTTGGGAAGGCCGTTCAAGGCCAAGGTCGAAGTCATCGGCCACGGTGAGGTCACGGCGGCGGCTGGAACGGCCGCAACGGGCACGAACCCCATCGACACCACGACGGCCACTGTGGGCTCTGACGGCTCCGCGCCCGCCAGTTCGCCAACCCCCACCCTCATCGGTGGTCCGACGTTCATCTACTTCAAGTGGGACCCGCTCACCAACCCCGACTCCGTTACCTACGAAGTCCACATGAGCACGTCTTCGGGGTTCACCCCCGGTGCAGGAACGAAGCTCGCTGATGTGACGGGCACGGGGTTCGTGGCGAAGAAAACCGCAGTCGGCGCAGACCTTGCCTACGGGACCACCTACTACGGCAAGCTCATCGCCAAGGACGTCGACGGTTCCGCAGCGGCTTCCTCCCAAGGCTCCGCGTCAATGGTGCAGATCGCCACGATCGACGTCGCAGCAAACGCCATCACCGGCACCGAAATCTCCAACGGGGCCATCTCCACCCCGAAGCTCAATGCGAACGTCATCACCGCGAACGAGATCGCAGCGGGGGCAGTCATCGCGGGGAAGATCGCGGCCAATGCCATCACCTCCGCTGAGATCGTGGCCGGGACCATCGTGGCCTCCGACATCGCCGCCGGGACCATCACGGCAGACCGGCTGAACATCACCACGCTTTCTGCCATCACGGCGGACTTGGGGACGGTCACGGCGGGAACTATCACCGGCGCGACCATCAAGACCAGCAGCGGGACAACCCGGTGGGAAATGACGTCCGGGTCGGCTGACACTCTTGTCGGCTACTACTCCGGCACCCTTACGGGGAGTGTTGCTGTCACCGGGGCAGGACTCCAACTCACCGGGTACGGGACCGGTATGGGTATCAACATCTTGGCCTCTGGTATCTGGATCGGGTCCAGTGTCGGGAGTTCCAAGGTCGGATTCTTCGCCGCGCCGCCGATCGTACAACCGGCAGTTGGCGGGGGAGCAGCTACTTTCGTGGCGAACAGCGACACGGCTGTCAACAAGGCATCTACATTCGATGGCTACACCATCGGCATGGTCGTGCGGGCGCTACGAAATCTCGGACTCTTGTCGTAGGGAGGGCAACGGTGAGCGAGACGAACGGAAAGACCGCGATCGCTGAGACGGTCGAGGAGACAACACAGACCTTCGAGCGCGTCGTCGTCCTCACCTTCGACGGGGACCGAGTGACGTGCCAGGTCGAGGGCGGTTCCGTCTTCGAGGCTCCGTCTCTCCTTCGTCGCGGGGCGAAGCAGATCGAGGCGCAGCTCACCGGCGACGCATGAAGTGTCCGAAGGACGGTGAGGACGCGGCCATCCTTGCGACCGAATGGTCCGGGGCCGAACCCGTTGACCAGTTCACCGACGAAGACAACAACCCCCACATCCACGACCCGAAGACGTTCAGACGCACCTACCGCTGTCCGAACGGCCACGAGTTCACGCGCAAGGGACAGGTCCCGTGTCCGAGCTGCTCATGGCCGAAGGTGAAGGAGAAGAAGAAGTGAGCTACAACGACCGCATCGACAAACGCTTCGGCCCGGGGTTCCCTAACTGCGCCGCAAACACGGGCCGGGTGAGCGTCCGTCTCGACTTCGGCCTCGGTGACGTGTTCACCGTCCAGTTCCAGTCCGGCGCCGTCGTCCCCCTGCTCCAGGCTGTTGCCACCATCAAGGCCATCAACGACAACCCCGCAGACCCCCGGACGTACAAGGTCAAGGCAGCGGGGCACAGAACGCACGGCGGCTACGACGTGTCCATCGCGGGGACGTACTCATGCCGCCCGATCAACAACCCGTCTCAGCCCGGATCGCAGGACCCCTCGCCGCATTCGTGGCCCGTCGCAATCGACATCAACCCGCCTACGAACGGATGGGGCTCGGGAGACGGGGATCATCCGTTGTGGTTCCGCCAAGCGTTCCTCGACCAGGGATTCAAGTGGGGCGGGGACTATGGTGATCCGATGCACTACGAACATCTCAGTTGGGCCGGCGAATGGGACGGCACCTATCCCGAGGAGGATGGCATGGACGACCGCTTCACGAAGTTCCTGGAAGCACTCGGCAGCAAGGACGACCCGAAGAAGCCCGCCACCCCAGAGGGTGCCGCACAGAGGCTCAAGGCCGCGGAGAAGGACGGGGGAACGGTTCCAGGCAAGCCCGTCCTCGTGCAGCACATCCACAAGGCCACCGAGGCCACGGAGCATTGAGTACCGAGGACGCAAAGGGGAATCACCACGGCGAGGACGGCAGGTTCGTCAGCCCGCACCAGTTTGAGCGCGACCAGGACGAACATGCGAGGGAGCACGACGAGGAGAGGGCTACTGCCGAGAAGACGGCCCAACGACTGGAGCGTGAGGTAGAGCAGACCGCTCGGCGTTTGGAGCGGGTGGTTGAAGAGACGGCAGCGAGGATCGAGAGGAGCGTCCAGGCTGCGCTCGCGGCGGTCGCGGAGACGGCACGGGTCCACGCCGAGGCCCACTCCAAGGAGCACCTTGCCCACGAGCGTGTCCACTCGGTCGAGGCGGATCAGGTGTACAGAGCCGAGGCTCAGCAGCAAGCCCGGGACAAGGTGCAGGCCGACGCCCTGGCCGAGTACAAGAAGGCGAACAACGAGTGGAGCGGGACGGTTCGGGAGCTGACCGCGAACTTCCCGCAGCGCGTCGAACAGGACGCGAAGTTCGCTGCGATCGAAAAGGATCTCAGAACGAACACCTCTTCCATCGCCGATCTCCGAGAGGTCGTCCTCAAGGAGTTCTCGCAGCAGGGCGGCAGGAGCGCGGGTATCAGCTCCACGGCCAAGGCCGGCTACTCGATCCTGGCTGCGGCCGGACTGATCCTCGGTCTCATCGCCACGGTCATCGCGTTGACAAGGAGGTAGGAGCATGGACACTGGACAGGTAGCACTCACCCTCGGCTTCGTGGCGCTCGCCATCGAAGTCATCATCGCCAACATCCGCCACCTCTTGGACGTCACCGACCGGGCACCGAAGATCCTGTACGGATTGCTCGCCATCGGACTCGGGCTGGTGTCGGCGTTCGCGTTCGGCATCAACGCTTTCGCCCACGACGGCCCCGTGACTCATCTGGGGGATGTGTGGGGACGGACGCTCACGGGCCTCGTCGCGGCTGGCGGCTCGCACGTCGTCCACGTCTTCCTCTCGCGGGTGTCCCCCGGTGCCCCGACGACGAAGGGCGTGAAGCCGCGGCCCAAAGGCTGACGTGAACCGTAACGAGGAAATCGTTCGCCTTTACCGGGACGAGGGTCTGACCCAAGCCCTGATCGGAGAGCGATTCGGCATCACGGAGTCCCGCGTGTGCCAGATTCTCGTGAGCATGGGCCTCGGTGGTTTGAGAAGTGAGAGACGCGCACGAGAACAAGCGTTGGAGGCCGCACGGTGTATCGAGGCTGAGGAGACCAGGAGAACTGAGCGGAGGCAGGACGACGAGGTTCTGACCTCCATGTGGCTGGCCGGCGCGTCTACGGCAGAGATCGGCAAGCGTTTCAACATCGACCGCAGCGTCGTCGGACGACGGGCGAAGACCCTCGGACTGCCTCAGCGGACTCGCGGCGGGTGGGGGTCCTCAAGGGAACGGCGGGACGGGGCAGACGACGGGGCCATGCCATCGAAGATCACGGACGTTCTCGCCGAACGGGAGATTGCAGCGGTGGTGGACGCTGCGCGTTGTCTGTGTGGCGGTGAGGTCGTGGAAAGGTGCGGCTGGTGCTCTCTCCGCTTGTGCGAAGACTGCGCTCGCATGACGAGTAGCGGTATCCGCTGCGGAGGATGCGTGGCGGCGTGAAGGACGGGAAGGTCCCCTGACGTGCTCGACCTCAAGCTCCTCGCCGACGCCATCCGGGAGGTAGGCGACAAGATCCTCGTGAAGCTGGACGAGATCGCATCCACGCTTGAACAGATCAGGGACGGCAGGTAGACTCACCCTCGCACCGTGGAGCAGGCCGGTCAGCTCGCCGGGCTCATAACCCGGAGGTCGTGGGTTCGAATCCCACCGGTGCAACGATATGACACTCCGAAGTCGATCATCGGCGTAAGACGTTCCTCCCCCTGGAGGGGCTAGCCGACAGACGGCGACGGCACCTGTTTCGAAAACAGACGAGCGCAAGCCTTGAGAGTTCGACCCTCTCCCCCTCCGCTTCGGAAGCGTCGCCGTGCGGCCAAGGCACCCCGACTGCTAATCGGGCAGGGGCTACGGTCCCTCGCAGGTTCGACTCCTGCCGCTTCCGCAAGTAGTCCCGCACGGCCCCACGAACGGCCCTCACCTTCGGGTGGGGGCTCGTTCTTCGTTTCAGGACCCCCCTACGTTGGCTCAGAACGGCCCGTAGCGCCACGGAGACGGGTTCCCTGGTGTCCTGGGGCTACAGGGGCCGAGGATGCCAGACGTTCGCTCCCTTGCGGTTGTTGCAGGGCTGGCAAGCAGCAACGAGGTTGGAGGTCCGATTCGAGCCGCCGAGGGCGAGTGCCCGCTTCTCGGTGGAGAGCCTGTTCATACTGACCCTTATGCTTGAGCGACCTCACGTAGTCAAGGCCCAGGCGTTATATTGGACCTCCCAAAACC